GAGGTCGAAGCAACCGACGACGAGGTCGAACAGGTTGAAGCTGAAGCAGGTGATGCCAAGGAGATCTACGGCGACTACATCGGCAGTCGCCTAGAGGAAGCCGGCATCGACTTCGGTGACATGAACACCCGCTGGCAACAGACGGGTGAGCTAAGCGAAGCGGACTACGGGGAACTGGAAGGCGCCGGCTTTACCCGGCAGATGGTGGATGCCTACCTGGCAGGCCTGCAGTACACCGCTACGCAAGACAACGAGCTGGCTGCTCAACAGATCACCAGCATCAAGTCGCAGTACGGCGGTGAAGAAGGCTATGCAGCCATGACTCAGTGGGCAGCGGAAAACCTGTCAGAGTCTGAGATCAATGCCTTCAACAAGCTGGTCAATACCAGTGACCCAGACCAGGCACGGCTTGCAGTTGCTGGCCTTTACAGCCAGTACACCAATGCCAATGGCCGTGAGCCCAAGCTGCTAGGTGGGCGCGCACCCAAGGCTGGTGGCGACAAGTTTGAATCGACGGCCCAGGTGGTCGAGGCTATGTCTGATCCGAAGTACCAGGCCGACCCTGCTTTCCGAAGAAAGGTTCAAGAAAAACTTGCACGCTCAAATGTTCTCTAGCCTTTGCGCAGAGGAGACGAGGGGCCCCCGCAAGGGGGCTTTTTCTTTGGTTATAGACGTGCTTATCATTCAGAGACCTAGACCTTCTCACGGAAGCGACGGCCCTCTGCGGAGGATACCCCCAGTGGAAGGAGGCGAGGTCGGGGTGAACACCCAACTTCTCTAGGAGTCCAGCAATGGCTGCCCCTAACTTTGACGCCTCGCGTCTTGGCCTCGTCAATAACACTGGCGTCGCCACCGATGCACTTTTCTTGAAAGTCTTTGCCGGCGAGGTGCTGACTGCCTTCCGCAAGGCGACCGTGTTTGAAGCACTTCACACCGTTCGCACTATCTCTTCCGGTAAGTCCGCCCAGTTCCCGATCATCGGTCTGGCTTCGACTGGCTATCACACCCCCGGCACAATGCTGACCGGGTCGCAGATCAAGCACGCTGAAGCTGTCGTCAACATCGACGACAAGCTGGTGAGCCAAGTCTTCCTGGCTGACATTGATGAAGCCAAGAATCACTACGACGTGCGGTCGCAGTATTCGGTTGAGATGGGCAACGCCCTGGCCTATCGCTTCGACCAGAACGTCGCAGCGATGATCGCCAAGGCTGCACGTACTGCAACCAACTTCAACACTGATCTGCCCGGCGGCACCCAGATCAACATCACCGCCGCTTCCAAGGCCGCCATCACTGGCGCTCAGCTGGCAACCACGTTGTTCAGCGCAGCCCAGAAGATGGACGAGAACAACCTGCCCTCGGATGGCCGCTATTGCGTGCTGCCCCCTGCGCAGTATTACAAGCTCGTCCAAGAGACCAGCGTGATCAACCGCGACTGGGGCGGTGCTGGTGCTTATGCAGATGGCACCGTGCTGCGTGTGGCTGGCATCGACATCGTCATGTCCAACCACCTGCCCACCACCAACCGCTCTGCGGTGACTGGTGAGAACAACAGCTACGACGCCAACTTCACCAACAGCGTCGGCCTGATCTTCAACAAGCAGGCTGTCGGCACCGTGAAGCTGATGGATCTGAAGATGGAGCAAACCGGCTCCGACGTGCATGCCCTGTGGCAAGGCACCTTCATGGTCGGTTCCATGGCACTGGGCACCAACGTCCTGCGCCCTGACTGCGCCATCGAGATCACCACTTCCGTCTGATCCACCTGGGGGGCCACGGCCCCCCTTTTCCTTTTACTGGGAGCTTCGCCATGGCAATGGCCCGCACTACCTTTCTGGAAGCGGTGAACCGTGTGCTGCAGATGATGGGCGAAGCACCCGTCAACAGCCTTAACGGTCAGTTCGCACTAGCCAAGCAGGCAGAAGACAGCCTGATCAATGTGAGCCGTCGATTGCAGGCCGAGGGCTGGTCGTTCAACACCGACTACGAGCGCACCCTGGTCCGCGATAACACCAATCAAATCAGCGTTGGCGGCAACGTCAGCCGAGTCGTCGTCGATCCATATCTCTACCCAGCACTGGACGTGGTGCAGCGCGGGGCCAAGCTGTACGACCGTCGCAACAAGAGCTACACCTTCGACCAGGACCTGAAGTGCGACATCACCTACATCCTGGAATGGGATGAACTGCCCGAGCACGCACGTCAGCTGATCACTGTGCGGGCTGGTCGCCAGCTGCAAGAGGCGATCATCGGCGCTGCTGACCTGACCAAGATCAACCTGACCTTGGAGCTTGAGGCTCGCAGCCAGTTCCTGGAGGAGGAGACCACGCTGTCTGATCACAGCATGCTGCGTGGCAATCCAAACCATACGGGTGTATTGAGGACCTATCTGCCCAGCCGTGCGATTGCGCGTTAAGCCATGCCTCTCGTTAGCAGCTCGATCCCCAACCTGATCAATGGGGTAAGTCAGCAGCCTGCTGCGCTGCGTCTGGCATCACAGGCCGAGTCGGTCATCAACTGCATGCCAAGCCCCGTCGAGGGACTGAAGAAGCGGCCGCCGATGTACAACGTGGCCCGCATGTTTGCGGGCAGTGCAGGCGCGGGCCGGCCCTTTGTCCACATTGTCGACAGGGACGGGGCTGTCCGCTACATGATCCTGATCCAGGACGGGGCGATCCGGGTCTTCAACCTGAATGGCGTTGAGCAGACAGTCACCACGCCTGACGGCGTCGGCTACCTGAACATCAACAACGCATCTGATCCGTCCAACCAGTTCCGGGTTGCATCGGTTGCTGACGTCACCTTCATCGTCAACCGTGAGCAGACGGTGGCGATGGCTAACACCACGTCGCCCACCTGGGGCACCAAGTCGATGGTGTTCTGCAAGACCGCTGACTACGCCACCACCTATCGGATCACGGTCAACAGCACCACTGTCAGCTACACCACTGCGAACTCCGGTGGCGCGGCGCCTGACTCGGTCACCATCGCAAGCAACCTGGCCAGCAGCCTGTCGTCTGCCCTTGGCGCTGGCTGGACCATCAGCTCCCAGGACTACATCGTCAAGATCCAGAAGAACGACGGTGGTGACTACACCCTGTCGGCGACTGACAGCCGCACCGCTGAAGGCACGATTGCACTGAAGGGCACCACCGACAGCATCAGTGACCTGCCCTTGCTGGCTGAGCACGGCTTCATCATCAAGATCCAGGGCCAGGCCGCTAGCAACTTCGACGACTACTACGTCCGCTTTGAAACCAATGCTGGCAGTGGCTTTGGCCATGGCACATGGAGAGAGACGGTCGCTCCTGGCATCCAGTTCGAGTTCAACGCGGCGACCATGCCGCACGTACTGGTGCGTAACGCCAACGGCACCTTCACCTTTGAGCAGTTCAACTGGTCTGGGCGAATCGCTGGCGACGCAACGACAGTGCCAGACCCGAGCTTTGTTGGCAGCACGATTCAGAACGTCACGTTGTTCCGCAATCGCCTGGTCTTCCTGGCTGACGAGAACGTGATCCTGTCAGCGGCCGATAGCTATGACCGCTTCTGGCCAGAGACAGTGCAGACCGTCATCGACAGTGACCCGATCGACATCAGCACTGGCGGTACAGAGATCAACTTCCTGGTGAGCAGCCTGGCCTTTGCCAACACGCTGCTGCTGTTCAGCCGCCATGGCCAGTTCCGCTTGGACACTGGCGCCACAAGTATCGGCACCAGCCTGACGCCCAGGACAGCAACGATCACTGCCATCACCACCTACGAGATGCAGGCGACGGTCGACCCTGTCGGCGTTGGCCGCACGATTTACTTCGCCATCCCGAAGGGAGACTTCAGCGGCATCCGCGAGTTCTTCCTGCCAGACGCCAGTGGCCCGGTGCCTCTGTCGGAAGAAGTGACAGCAGCCGTGCCACGGTATCTGCCTGGCAACCTGTCGACCCTTGTCGCATCGGTATCGGAAGAGGCGATCATCGCCATCAGCCGAGACCAGCCTGGCCGGATCTACCTGTACAAGTTCTTCTTTGAGGACGACACCAAGCTGCAGTCGTCTTGGTCCTACTGGCAGGTCGGGGCCGGCAAGACAATCATCGGCGCTGACATCTTGGACAGCGACCTGTACGTCATCGTCCAGTACGGCGACGGTGTGTACCTGGAGCGCGTCGCGCTGCGCCCGGAGACGGTCGACAGTGGCACCAACTTTGAGATCCTGCTGGATCGCAAGACAACAGAGGCCAGCTGCACGGTGGCGCTGACCAACCCGGCCGGCCTGGACGTGCAGTCAACGATCACGCTGCCATACCCCATGGCTGCGACTGGAACCATGGTGGTTGTTGGGCGCTTCCAAGCAGGCAACACCATCCAGCACGGCCAGGTGCTGTTCCCCATTGCCGAAAGCCTGAACGGGGGGACTGGTGGCAACGGCACCATGACAGTGCGCGGTGACCTGACCAACGCCGACTTCTACGTGGGCGAGCTGTACAACATGACCTATGAGTTCTCAACGCCATACCTGAAGGAGCAGCCCCCTGGCGGTGGCATGGCTGTTGCAGCAGGGCCCAGGTTGCAACTGCGCACCTGGACGGTGGTCTTTGACGACACGTCGTCGTTCCAGCTGCGGATCACGCCACAGGGCCGCGACGCTCAGACCTATCCCTATGAGGGTCTGACGGTCGGCAGTGGCAATGTGCTGCTGGGCAACCCGCAACTGGCCACAGGCAAGTTCCGCGCACCCGTAATGGCACAGAACACAGAGGCGAAGATTGAGTTGTTGAGCAACAGCCCACTACCGTGCAGGGTGCAATCAGCCGAATGGGAAGGGTGGTATCACAGCCGTGCCA